CCTTTGCGTCGTGGGCGTGGCGGTCGCCTTGGGGTTGAGGCTGCAGGTGGTGGCGCAAGTAATGTAGTTGTCAACGTTGACGCTTCAGGTTCTTCTGTTGAAGGCAATGGCGATCAAGCCGCGCAACTTGGCAAGGCGATTGGGATTGCAGTACAACAGGAACTGATCAAGCAAAAACGACCTGGAGGCTTATTGACTAGCTAATGGCTGATTTTCCAAATATTGACCCTGATTACGGCGCTCAAAAAAACAGTGCTCCAGTTGTTCGTAAAGTGCAATTCGGAGATGGCTATGAAACCAGATTGACCTATGGGCTCAATCAAAATCCAAAACAATGGTCTTTGTCCTTTGTAAACATTACAGAGACAGACTCTGACACGATTGAGACATTCTTAGACGCTCGCGCTCTTGACAACGCATCGTTTGATTGGCAGCCGCCAGGATCGTCCGTTGCTTACAAATGGGTTTGTGAAACTTGGTCGAAATCGATTCCGTATGCAAACCGCGCCACAATTAACGCAACCTTCCGCGAAGTATTTGAACCCTAATGGCTTACACCGCTTGGACCGGCAGCACTTCATTTTCTGTTGGTGACGTTAGACGTGCCACTAGCACGCAAAATAGCGGCCTCGTATTTCAGTGCTCAACTGCTGGAACGTCTGGAAGTTCCGAGCCTGCCTGGCCTACAGACATTGGAAGCACGCTTACAGACAATACTGTTGTTTGGACTGCAATCAGCTCTGTTTATGCCGATGTTTCGGCGCTAGCTCCAAGCGCAATTATTGAATTATTTGAATTGCACTATGACAGCACGCTCCATGGCAGTTCTGACGTGCTGCGTTGGCACGCAGGATCAAATGCAAACGTGTCGGGAAATATCACGTGGAACGGCAATGCTTATACGCGCATTCCAGTAAAGGCAGACGGTTTTGAATACACAAATGCTGGAGCCTTGCCAAGGCCAACGTTAACGGTCGCCAATCTAGACAAAATGATTACGGCATTACTTCTTGGGGTAAATGATGTAACCGTCGGCAACGACTTGACGGGCGCTAAAGTTAAAAGAATTAGAACACTCAAAAAGTTTTTAGACGGAGAGTCAGCTGCGGACCCATACGCAACGTTTCCCGTTGAAGAGTGGTACGTAGATCGTAAAGCGACTGAATCTCGCGATGTAGTTGTTTTTGAACTTGCAAGCAAGTTGGACTTGCAAGGCAAGGAGCTGCCTAACCGTCAGGTTGTAGCAAACGTGTGTCAATGGAAGTATCGAAATCCTGAGTGCAGTTATTCAGGCAGTAGTTATTTTGATGTAAACAACAACAGTGTCAGCACTTTCGCTGAAGATGCATGTGGCAAGCGTTTAAGCAGTTGCAAAGCGCGTTTTGGCGAAAACAATGAACTACCCTTTGGATCATTCCCTGGAGCAGGACTTACTTCATGACTCTGCCTTCATCCGTTGTTGAACAAATTTTGGCTCATGCGGTTGAAACAAGTCCTAAAGAGTGCTGTGGTTTAGTTGCAGTCGTAAAAGGCAGGCGCAAGTATTTTCGTTGCAAAAATATTGCTGATACGCCTGATGAGCATTTTGTCCTTGATCCAGCCGATTATGCAGCTGTAGAAGACAAGGGTGAGATTGTAGGGGTAGTACACAGCCATCCCTTTACTAATCACAATCCTTCTCCTGCCGACCGTGTTGCTTGTGAGCAAAGCGGACTACCCTGGCACATCGTTAACCCAACAACAGGAAACTGGGGGTATTGCGAACCAGAGGGTTTTGAACTCCCGTATGTGGGGCGTAAGTTTTCTCATGGCGTTGTGGACTGCTATTCCTTGGTGCGGGATTGGTACAAGCGCGAACTAGGAATACAGCTGGGCAATTATTTTCGGCGCGACCGATGGTGGGATAAAGGAGAAAACCTGTATCTAGATAATTTTGAGAAAGAAGGTTTTAGGAAGATTTCAATTATGGAGGTAAAGCGCGGTGACCTGTTGTTCATGCAGTTGGCGTCTCAAGTACCAAACCACGCTGCAATTTATTTAGGTGACCAGGTTGTCCTGCACCATGTGCAAGGGCGTTTGTCTAGCAGGGACGTTTACGGCGGGTATTATTTGAAGAACACTGCTTGCACCTTGAGGCATGAAAGTCGTTAAGGTCTATGGCGCTTTGCGTAAGGAGTTAGGCCAGACTCGGTTTGAGTTTGTGGCTGACACGCCTGCTCAGGCAATGCGTGCCTTGCTGTCAAATTTTCCGCGCTTACAACAGTGGCTCATTGATAGTGAGAAAAGAGGTGTGGCATATCGAGTAACGGTAGGCAAGCAAAAAATCCACAACGACGACGTGTCAGGGCTGTTTACCCCTTGGAGTGAGCGTGAGGTATTTAGTATTACGCCTGTTATGGCCGGAGCTGGACGAGGGACTGGTGCGCTTTTGTTTGGAGCTGCTTTGATTGGCGCTTCGTTTTTACTCCCGGGAGCTGGTTTGTTTGGAACGCAGGGTTTGATTACCGGCGCAGCCACGGGAACATTTTCTGGTTTAGCAGCAACCTCTGGCTTAGCTGGAACACTGACGGCAGTGGGTACTTCCTTGTCCTATGTCGGCGCAGGTTTGGTTTTGAGCGGTATTTCTACCATCCTTTCACCAATGCCAAAGCCTCCTCGTGAGGCGGCTAAGCTTGAGTCCAACAGTTTTAGTGGAGTTGTTCAAACAGCGCGTCAAGGCGTTCCAGTACCAATAGCTTATGGCCGCTTGTTTGTTGGCTCGGCAGTGATCTCCTCCGGTCTTGACATCGATCAGGTTTAATCATGACAACATCTAAGTACATTGCAGGCGCAGGCGGCGGCGGTGGCGGAAAAGGTGGAGGCGGCAACACTCCATCTGAAGCTGACGACACCCTCCAGTCGAATCAGTTTGCCAATGTTTTAGACCTGCTAAGCGAGGGAGAAATTCAAGGGCTTGATGATGGGCATAAAAGTATTTTTCTGGATAACACGCCGTTGCAGGCAGCTGACGGTACGGACAATTTTCAAGGGGTCAGTGTTTACCCAAGAACTGGAACTCAAATTCAGCATTATATCCCTGGAGTTTTCGGCAACGTTGAAGCCGAAATTCCTGTAGGCGTCCAAGTAGAAAACGGGACCCCTGTTGTACGAAGCATTACTGACTCTAATGTCGATCGCGTAAGAGTTTCAATCAGCATTCCGTCTCTCCGCAAAGTGGAAGACGACGGAGACATCGTTGGAACGTCTGTCAGCCTATCTATTCAAGTTCAATACAACGGAGGAGGATATAGCACTGTCCGAACAGACGATATATCAGGCAAAAGCAGCTCAAACTACCAGCGCGATTACTTGCTAACTCTTTCAGGGCAGTTTCCCGTTGACATAAAAGTTGTTCGCAATACGGATGACTCTGATAGCGTAAAACTTGAAAACGACACCTTTTGGCAAGGCTATACTGAAATAATTGACGCAAAACTGAGCTACCCCAACAGTGCTTTAGTCGGACTGCGTATGGATTCAAGCCAGTTCAGCAGTATTCCAAGGCGCAAGTATCTTATTCGCGGAATCAAAGTCCGGATTCCAAGCAACGCTACGGTAGACACTGTTACTTACCCAGGGCGAATAACTTATTCAGGCGTCTGGAACGGCACGTTTAAGGCAATTCCTGAGTGGACGTGTGACCCAGCCTGGTGTTTGTGGGACTTACTGACTAATGAAAGATATGGATGCGGCATCCCTGAAGCTTCGCTGGATCGGTATGATTTCTTTTCGATCAGTCAGTATTGCAACGAGCTTGTATCTAGTGGGAAAGGAGGGTTAGAGACTCGATTTAGCTGTAATTTACTAATTAATCAGCGCAAAGAAGTTTATAATGTGATTCAAGAAATGAGTAGTATTTTCCGTGGTATTTCATACTACGGTGCAGGATCTCTTGTCTTACAGCAAGACAAACCTGCAGACGCGCAGTATGCCCTAGGCCCTGCCAATGTTATAGATGGAATGTTTTCGTATTCTGGGTCATCGCTTCGCAGTCGTCACACCACTGCAACTGTTGCGTACCAAAACTATGACGATTTGGGAGAGGTTGCTTTTGAATACGTTGAGGATGCTGACGCTATTGACAAGTACGGCATAAACAATAAAGACATCAAGGCTGTTGGTTGTTACTCGCAGGGCCAAGCAAACCGAATTGGTAAATGGTCTTTGTTGAGCGAACAAAGCTTGCACGAGACCTGCAGTTTTGGAGTTGGCCTTGATTCAGGTATCGCTCTTCGCCCTGGAATGGTGGTTGACATCGCAGACCCGTTGCGCGGTGGGACGAGAAGAAATGGCCGTGTCTCTTCATCTACGACAACTGTTGTGACGGTAGATAGCAGCAGCAACCTTTCGGTAAACATGAGTAATAGCCCTACTCTGTCGGTAATTTTGCCGACAGGTTTGGTTGAGACTCGCAGTATCAGCAGCATCAGCGGAAGAGCAGTAACTGTTTCTTCAGCGTTTAGCGAGGCTCCAGCAAGTAATGCACCTTGGTTAATTCAAACCAGCGACATTCAATCACAGCAGTTTCGTGTTGTCAGCGTTGCTGATGCTGAGGATGGAACGCTTGGCGTTACCGCAATTAAATACAACGAGAGTATTTATGCCGCTGTTGAGCGTGATCTAAGTCTGACTGAACGGGATGTCAGCAACTTAAACGAGCAGCCAAGTGCCGTTGAAGGTCTCGACGGCCAAGAGTATCTATATCAAGAGGGCCAGACAGTCCACACCGGCTTCTCGTTGAGCTGGGTGCACAACAGAAAATTCTTGCAAGATTTTGTTGTTAAGTACAAGCTAGATAACGACAATGCTGTATCAATAACCACGTCTGACCCTTCAATTACGCTTACAGCATTGCGAGCTGGTGTACTAGAAGTTCAAGTTGTAGCAAGAAATTTCTACAAGAGGCAAAGCTCAGTAGCTTCTGCAACGTTCCAGCTGACAGGAAAAACAGCACCTCCTGCAGACGTGCAGAACCTGTCCATTGAGCCAATTAGTTCCAATAGTGCACGCCTGCGTTGGGACAAAACGGTTGATCTTGATGTAAAAGTAAACGGCCTAGTCCACATTAAACATAGCAATTTGACTGATGGGTCAGCGACCTGGCCTAACTCAACTAATCTAATTGTTGCTGTACCAGGTAACTCAACTGAAGCAATTGTTCCGCTAGTTGCCGGAGAAATATTTGCAAAGTTTGAAGACGACCTTGGAAACAAGAGCATAAACGCGACAAGCGTACTTGCTCAGCTGCCTGAAACATTTGAGCGTTTAGTCATTGAAACTCGCAGGGAGGATAGCGACACTCCAAAGTTCCAAGGAGATTACAACAAGTGTTTTCGCGATGACACGCTGCAAGCTTTAATCCTTGATGGCAATAGCAAGATTGATGCTGTTTCAAGCTTTGATTCAATCAGTTCTTTTGTCACAGCCGGAGCCCTTGAAGTCTTTGGGGAATATGAGTTTCCCAGAACGCTGGACTTAGGCGAAAACTACGGGGTTCATATTGAGCGGCATCTTGTAACAGCGGCTTTCTTCCCAGATGACTTGGTTGATTCTCGAACGGCGCTAGTTGATTCTTGGACTGATTTTGATGGCGGGGACGCAGATGCAGTTAACGCAAAGCTTTATCTAAGAAGCACTTCAAACGAGCCAAGTCCATCCGCAACGTATGGAGCATGGCAAGAAGTTGTATCTGGAACGTTTCAGGGCAGAGCCTTCCAGTTCAAAGCTGAGCTAACGACTGCTGATGCAGCGCAGAACATCATAGTCAATCAGTTGGGCTATAGAGCCCTATTTCAGCAGAGGCAAGAAAACAGCGATGGTGTTATTGCTTCTGGAACAAGCACGAAGAGCGTTGCTTTCGGAAAAGGTTTTTTTACCGGCAACTCGATCACTGGAGGAGCAAACACCCATCTACCAAGTGTTGCAATTACTGTCCACAACCTTGGCGATGGCGAAAGACTGAACGTCAGTAACGTCAGCGCCACCGGCTTTGATGTGGATATTTTGGATTCAAGCGACTCAAACGTTGATCGCAACTTCACCTATGCAGCTGTGGGCTATGGCAAAGCCGTATAAAATAAAATGATGTTGTCCGTTAAAGGCTAAGAATGGCTACTCACGATTACGTGATCGAAAACGGCACGGGTGCGGCTGTGCGTAGCGATCTGAATAACGCTTTGGCGGCGGTTGTCACCAATAACAGCAGTAGTCAATCGCCATCAACAACTCATGCGTACCAATGGTGGGCAGACTCAGGATCCGGCCTGCTGAAGATACGAAACAGCGCCAATAGCGCATGGGTCACCGTGGGTAAGCTTGATGGAACGGAGTTGCTCCCTGACGGCAGTGCTTCCAGCCCTGGCCTGAGTTTTGTAGACGACACTAATACTGGAATTTTTAGCGGTGCTGCTGATCAGATCAACGTTTCTACAGGCGGTTCGGAGCGTCTTCGCATTGACAGCAGCGGAAATTTTTTAATAGGGTCCTACGGAACTTCAGTGCCCGGATTCGGTAATTCAACGGTTGGTATGGCGCTTAGTGCGCCTAGTGACGGCACATCGCTGATGATTTCTCGTGCATCTAACGTTGCGATTCACGCAAACAGAAATTCAGACGGCCAAGTAATTTCTATTCAAAAAGATGGAACGCAAGTTGGCAGCATTTCTGTAACTTCCTCTGCTACGGCTTACAACACGTCATCGGACCACCGGCTGAAGGAAAATGTTGCCACTCTGCCGGACGGCATTACTCGCGTAAAACAGTTGCTGCCCAAGCGGTTTAACTTCATTGCCGTACCCGAAATAACAGTTGATGGTTTCCTGGCGCACGAAGCACAGGCCGTAGTCCCAGAAGCTGTCACTGGAACGCACAACGAAGTTGACGGCGACGGCAACGCCGTTATGCAAGGTATTGATCAAGCAAAACTTGTCCCATTACTGACTGCGGCTCTGCAAGAAGCAATCGCTAAGATTGAAACGCTTGAGACCAAGGTTGCTGCACTCGAGGCGGCCTAAGTTACAATCGTTTTGACGCGACCTCAACATGGCCGTTCAACCTGGTACGTATAACTTCACGCTGCAACGTCGGGCTGATTTTTCGCTTGATTTGCAGTTCAAAGACGGCAGTGACGCTGCTATCAATCTGACGGGTTATACCGTGTACGCCCAGGCTTGGAACAAAGCCCGCACCAAAAAATCTGCTGATTTTTCGATTACATACGTTGATCGATCTGAAGGCAAGATTACGTTGAGCGTAACTGACACGCAAACGGCTGCGTTTCCCGATGAGTTGCAATATGACGTGCTGTTGGAAGACTCTGGCGGGACGCGAGAGTATTACTTAGAGGGCATTATTTTCGTTAGCCAAGGTTACACAGAGCCATGAGCAACAAAGTTGTCGTTACCGAGGTCACCACTTCTTCCTTGGTTCTTTCCACTGGTACCCGAGGAGCCACAGGCGATCAGGGGCCAGCAGGCGCTACTGGCGCAACCGGGCCTCAGGGCCCTGCAGGCGCAACTGGAGCAACGGGCGCCCAAGGCGCAGCTGGAGCTGATGGTGCGGATGGCGCAACTGGTGCCACAGGCCCACAAGGTGCAACAGGCCCTCAAGGCGCAACAGGTGCAGCCGGTACTGATGGAGCTGATGGTGCTGATGGTGCTACTGGCGCAACAGGTCCTCAAGGCCCAGCAGGTGCTACTGGCGCTGCTGGCCAGCAAGGCCCAGCAGGTGCTACTGGCGCTGCAGGAGCTGATGGATCTGACGGATCTGATGGTGCGGATGGAGCAACAGGCGCTACCGGACCACAAGGAGCAACAGGACCAACAGGACCAACAGGAGCAACAGGTCCTCAAGGTCCTGCCGGAGCTGATGGCGCGGACGGATCTGACGGTTCTGCGACCGTAAGTGTTGGCACAACTACTACTGGCAATGCAGGTACAAATGCGTCGGTAAGTAATACCGGGACAAGTACAGCAGCTGTTCTTAATTTCACAGTTCCGCGTGGAGCCACTGGCGCTACTGGGGCTCAAGGCCCAGCTGGTCAAGATGGAGCACAAGGCTCAGCAACAGTAAGCATCGGAACTACAACTACTGGCTCAGCCGGTAGCAGTGCGTCAGTATCAAACAGCGGCACAAGTACTGCTGCAACTTTAGATTTTACAATTCCAAGGGGTGCCACTGGTGCTACTGGAAGCACTGGCGCAACTGGGCCTCAAGGTGCTACTGGAGCTGCAGGATCTGATGGAGCTGCTGGTGCAGCTGGGGCGGATGGTAGTGACGGCGCCGCAGCAACAGTTGCTGTTGGGACGGTAAGTACTGGATCGCCAGGTTCTAGCGCCACAGTTACAAACAGCGGCAGTAGTTCTGCTGCAACACTTGATTTCAGCATCCCAACTGGAGCAACAGGCGCAACAGGTGCAGCTGGCTCAAACGGTTCTGATGGAGCTGCGGCAACTATTTCTGTTGGCTCTGTAAGCACTGGGGCCGCTGGGTCGAACGCCACTGTTACCAATAGCGGCAGTAGTTCTGCTGCGACACTTGATTTCTCCATTCCCAGGGGAGCCACTGGCGCAACAGGCGCTACTGGTGCTCAAGGCCCAGCTGGTGCGGACGGTACTGATGGTGCGAATGGAGGCACAGACATTGTTTTAGATACGACCCCACAACTTGGTGGCGATCTGGACATGAACTCTAAGTTCATTTCTAGCGGCATCCTTGGGCTTAAAAACACTGGCTCTCAGTCAGAAGTTCGCTTGTACTGCGAAGTTAGTAACGCTCATTACGCAGCTATTAAGGCTCCAGCCCACAGCGATTTTAGCGGCAACATTACATTTACGATGCCTGCTACTGCAGGTTCAGCAAACCAAGTTTTAAAAACAAATGGCTCAGGCGTTTTGGCTTGGGTCGACCAAACGATTACTGATGGAGACAAGGGAGACATCACTGTTTCAAACAGCGGGGGAACGTTCACGCTGGATGACGGTGCAGTCACTTCAGCAAAGTTAGAAGACAACATAACAATTACCGGCAACCTTACAGTTAACGGGACAACAACAACTGTCAACAGCACAACGCTAAGTGTTGATGACAAAAATATTGAACTTGGCAGTGTTTCTACGCCAACAGATGCCACGGCTGATGGTGGTGGCATAACCCTAAAAGGTGCAACGGACCACACGATTGTCTGGTCAAACAGCACTGACAGTTGGGACTTCTCTGAGCACGTCAACATTGCTAGTGCCAAGGAGTTCCGTATTGCAGGCACGAAAGTCCTTGATGCAACGAGTCTTGGCAGCGCAATTGTCACTTCAAGCCTGACTGCTGTTGGCACCCTTGCAACAGGTGTGTGGAACGCAACGCCGATTGCAACTGCTTACATCGCTGATGATGCGGTAACAGCCGCCAAGCTCGCTGACACTGCAGTTACTGCCGGAACTTACAGCGCCGCTGACATCACAATCGATGCTCAGGGTCGTATCACTTCTGCCTCGTCTGGAACGATTGTCACCAGTGAGATTGCAGACACGGCAGTCACTACTGCCAAGATCGCTGATGATGCGGTAACTGCTGCAAAACTGGCAGATACTTCAGTTGCTGCTGGTACGTATACAGCGGCAGATATTACTGTCGATGCCCAAGGTCGTGTCACAGCCGCTGCTTCTGGGGCGATCGGCACCAGTGAAATTACTGATGCTGCAGTTACAACGGCCAAGGTTGCTGATGACGCAGTTACTGCAGACAAACTTGCCAATACTTCAGTTAGCGCCGGAAGTTACACAGCTGCCGACATTACTGTTGATGCTCAAGGTCGCATAACTTCTGCAGCATCGGGAACAATCAGCACAAGCGAAATTGCTGACGATGCTGTTACCTACGCCAAGATCCAAAATGTAACAGCCACTGACAAGATCCTGGGGCGTAGCACGTCCGGCGCTGGTGCAGTTGAAGAGATCAGTTGCACATCTGCTGGTCGCGCATTGCTTGATGATGCGGATGCCGCCGCACAACGCACCACGCTTGGCCTAGCGATTGGTACGAATGTTCAGGCATACGATGCTGACACCGCAAAGCTGGACACCGCGCAGACGTTTACCGCTGCACAGACTTTCACGCCCCAAACCGTTCATAACGGTGGCGTTGTGCTCGATGGTCCGTATGAGCAAGTTGCTGAAGCTGTTTCCGCTCTGGATATTGATTTGAATGACGGCAACTATTTCACCAAGACTATTAGTGCCAACTCGACCTTCACGTTTAGCAATCCGCCTGCATCTGGAACGGTTGGTAGCTTTGTGCTTCAAGTAACGGTATCGGGCGCCAACACCGTAATTGTATGGCCCACGTCTGTTTACTGGAACGGAGATGCTGGGCAAAACGCTCCAACACTGACAGATACTCGCACTCATCTCTTTATGTTTACAACTTCAAACGGCGGCACGACCTACCGTGGTGCTGCTCTGACTAACTACACAAACTAGGTAGATATGGATCCGATCACTTTTACTATTGCATTAGGGGCCTCTGGCGCTGGCGGCGCAGCAGAAAGTTATTGGTTTACAATCTCATACGAAACAAACCAAGATCCCTCAAAAGTCCAAGCACTAGCTGTTGGTTCATCTGGAAATGTATTTACGACTGGAACTGCGAACGCCTCAGCTAGTAACACAAACATGACCAATCAGCATGGTTTAATGCTTAATAAATATGACAGTGACGGTAATTATCAATTTTCAAGGAAAAACGCAGCAAGTGATTTTCTTACTGGCATAAATGAACGTCTTGCAGCTGTGGCTGTTGATAGTAACGATAATGCTTACATTGTAGCAGATAGACCTCTGCGATATGTTAGCGGAGCAGTTATTTTTGGTGGGGCGTGGATTATTAAGTATAATAGTTCTGGTACGCGTCAATGGCATAAAATGCTAGGTAATACTAATTCACAGGATGCTCAATTTTCCGACATTGCCATAGATAGTAATGACAACATTTTTGCTTTTGGTCGTGCTAGAAACAGCGGCAGTAGTAGTTATTGTTATCCTCTTGTAAAATATAACACGTCCGGAGTAGTGCAATTTCAAAAACAAATTACTGGCAGCGGCGCGATGTCTAGCGAAAGTGCAGGTCTTGCAATAGATAGTTCTGGTAACTTTTACCTTACTGGATTTTCTGTCGATGCCGCTGTTACCGTAAAGCTAAATAGCTCTTTAGCTGTTCAATGGTCAAGATCATATGCCCTAAGTGGTACAGAGCCTATGGGCAGAGGTATTGGAACGGATTCATCTGGAAACGTATATGTAAGAGTAAATGTTTTTGACTCTGCCAATAATCGTCTGATTAAATATAACTCATCTGGCACTTTGCAATGGGAACGTGAATTTACAGACAACTCTAGCTCTGATGGAAGTCTTGCGGTTGACAGCTCAGGCAATTCTTACGTTACTGGTAAAACAACAAGTAATGGGACAAATTTTATGAACATCATTAAGTTTAATTCATCTGGAACAGTGCAATGGAAAAGAAAAATTAGTGGTTCGGAAGGCAATGGAATTTTTGGCAGGCATATTTTACATTCTGGAGATAGTCTTTACGTCACTGCTAAAATTGATGGACACGGGCTCTCAGATTTTGTTGGTAAAATACCTGACGATGGCTCGTTAACTGGAACGTACAGCACCACTGATTTTGGTAATGTTGTCTATGAATCTTCTTCAATTTCAACATCAACACCAAGTGCTACCACGGACTCCGCACATACTGCAAGTGTTTCTAATTTGTCTCTAACTGCGGCTGATTCTGGCACAACTAGCTATAATTTTACCCGTAATGGTGAGGAGAACATAACGCTATCATGACACTAACTTTCTGGCCCTTACTTTCTTTTTAAGCCATGGCTTTAGCTCTTGTCGAAAACAATGCTGTCACTAAGTACCCCGTGGGTATTTATGAGCTGCGTAAAAAATTCCCTAACGTTAGTTTTCCTAAGCCGCTAGAAGGCGCAGACCTTGCATTTTTAGGCGTCGTCACCGTAAATGCTGTTGATGAACCTACTTTTGACAGCGGCACGCAAAAAGTTGAAGAAGGATCGCCTGCGCTAGCTGATGGGACTTGGAAGCAGACTTGGAACGTCATTGACTTCACTGCTGCAGAGTTGCAGAGCATCGCTGATAATGCCGCTGCAAGCGTTCGCGAACAGCGCAACCTAAAGCTAGCTGCCTGTGACTGGACCGTTTTAACTGATAGTCCGTTAACGACGGCTAAGAAGACAGAGTGGAAAACTTACCGGACAGCACTGCGAAATATCACTGCAGCAGAAGGCTTCCCGAATAGCATTAGCTGGCCGACTGAGCCTTCCTGATGCAAAAACCCGACCCAATGATCCCCTGCAAGCCAGGGGCAGAAGACACTGAGGCAATGGCGAATCGAGTGTCGTGGCTTGAGATGCTATTTATGCTTGAAGGCCGCGACAAGCCTGATCACCCAAAGCGTGGTCTTTTTACCGGATTGCATAAGAAGCACTACTCAACGTTCCCTGGAACGGATGAGAATTAAGGATCAGATTGTCAACTGTCCATTGACCACGCCAGCTAATCTGGCTCAAGAAAACTCAACCCCTTCTAATGATCAAGTCTTTTGTGATTGGTGCAGCCGCTACGGCAGTTGCATTGGCACCAGCGTCTGCCCTCGCTGGTCCTTACCTGAATCCTGAGTTCAACGGCACAACTGTTGGTGACAACTACCT